CCAATAGGATTCAATCGCCACCAGCAATGGAGCACCAGCATCACTAATTTTTTGCAAGCCGATTCGATATTGCTTTTTACCTGCGGAAGATGTCGTGCAAATTAATTGTGTCAGTTGTTGAGTTTCACCATCAGCCGTATGGATATTCGCCGTTAAAATGATGGAGGTATTCTTTTCACTGTCTGTTTCTGAGGCATAGTGAAGACTAAACTGTAATTCGCTTATCTCTTTTGACATAACATTTACCGATTTATTTAGTTAATAAGGTGCCGACTCACAGCTCTTGTGTGAAGTGATTAATTTGTGATTGATACTGTGGTCTGCAATGTGGAAATAGATGGTGGGCACAACTCCACCTAGTGTGCAATTATCAATATTTCTGCATGAGGTTTTCGATAATTAATGAAATACTGCTCGCCAATAAGCTTTATATTTAGAACGGGTAACAAAATAATGAAATGACCAAGCTAATTTTAATTGCTCTTTAGTCTTACCAGATAGCTTTATACATAGATTAATAAATAAATTTTTCATATTTTCTCCAATAAAAAAGGCCGCCTTAGCGACCTTGATTTGACACCGGAGAATCATTCAATTACTTCCCCGATAAATTTAGCACTAATTGAGATTTGCATCTGCTGCATACCTTCAACATGACCAGATAACTCATAGTTATTTCCTGACTCAGAGATATTCAAAATAAGATTAAATTTATCAATATCTCCAAATACTGAGGTTGCTGATCTATTATGTCTTTCTACTGTTAATACAACCTGACTATTATTGACCTTGCCTCTATATAAATAAGCAAAATCACCACCATTAACAATATCGTTTCTAACAGTTACAGTACCATTTCCAAAGTCTTGCATGTTGCTTCGAAAGGTAACGTAATAAATACCATTTTTCATAAATACCTCATGCAGTGATTTTAAGCTGAACATCAGCAGTATGATTTTACCGCAAATAAATAAGTTAAACTAATGCATTGAGGCACTTTGACACACTTATCCAATATTTCATCGTCAACCCTTGAGTTTTTATTATCATATGAAATGATATCCCTTTACTCTAAAGTAGGTTTGAAAATGGAATTGTTTAAATACTGTGATAAAAAATACAATTTAATGTCAGGATCAACGTTACGCTTAGGCGCTCTTCATCATTTTAGAAAAATTGAAAATAACTCACTGAGAGATGAAAAAGAAGGTACCTTCACAATTCAAATCGATTTTTCTGATGGAATAATCCTTCCAACAAAAGTTGCAAACTTATTTTTTCAGTCTGGAATTAGATTCGGAGATACTTCAGAGCCACCACCTAGTTTTCCTGGCTCCGTCTCTATGCATATTGATAAGGTTGAAATCGATCATGTGATGTCTCATGGAGTCAAATTTAAATCAGCAAAAGTAACTATAGAGCGTTCTGGGCTCAATAGTTATATCTTTTGTTGCTCCATGAATCCTACGAAACCTCAGTCCTTTAGTGAGTATAATGACTACTGGAAAATATCAAAAGATAAAATTGATCTATTTGGTATTAAAACATCTCAATTAATACTTAAACAATTAAAATTAGCTGATTTTAATTTCTTTCCTGATAGAAATAGACCCCTATCTGAATTTGGTTTTTCAGTTCAACTCCAACACCGCCCAATAAAATACATCGACCGAGTGATGCATATTACCCAAAATAATCTCCCATCATATAATGAATTTATTGATTTAATAGAAAATATTGACTTTTATAAACCATCAAAATTCAAAGATGAAATGGAATATAGATATAAGTTTATTATTCATGAAAAAGGAAAAATATACCTCCCTCCCAAAGACTTTATTGACTTGAATGCAAGCGAATTTTATTTAAAAAACACTGTACTATAACAAATTATTTACAGGTTCAAAAAGAAGCTATACTGAATTACCAGATAGTTGAACCTGTAAGCGTTACTGATAAGTTAACAATTTTATCTCTTGCTCTGTTTGCTCAAAGCGTTCTTTCTCAAGCTCAACACCTAAAACCTTTCGATTAAGTTTTAGTGCTGCTTTTAGAGTTGCTCCTGACCCCATAAAGAAATCAGCAACCAGATCTCCTTCACGACTACTTGAATTGATAATGTGCTCCATCATGGTTGATGGTTTTTCACAAGGGTGCTTGCCGGGATAGTATTGAACAGGGGGATAAGTCCACACATCGGTGTAAGGAACATCTGCAGTCACGAAGAATGGACGCCTTAATAAACCATATTCTTTTATTAATTCTTGGTAGTCTTTTTGTAAAGTGAGTTGTTCTCGTTCTAACTCACTAAAGTGACGAGATAATGGTGATAGCTTTTCTTGTTTATCAGCAATGTGTGTAAACAGTGTTTGTAACTTTTTATAGTCTTCTTCGCTAGGTAATTGCCACTGACTACTACCAAACCAGTGACTACTCATTTGCTTACCTGTTGCCTGGTCTATTTCTTTTGCACTCACCTGCAGTGCTAAACGAGCATTTCTAAAATAATAAATCAATGGCTTAAATACGTCTAACTTTAGTTCTTTGCATTTTAAAGAAAATTCAGAACCTTTAGCTGTGACTGGCTTTTGATAATGTTCAGCAAAGAGTATTCGCTCTGTTGAAGGAAAAAATGCGCGTAGACTTTCTTTATTTTGTCGTCGCCATGGCCCTGATGATTTAGCCCAAATGATATGACTTAATACATTAAATCGCCCACGAACAAGCAACTCAGTATCTGATGCCAATTTAGAGCCACAGAATAAATACAAACTGCCATTGGGTTTTAATACCCGCCAAAATTCAGCAAGAACACCATCAAGCCACGATAAATAAACCTCAACACTATCCCACTGATTATCCCATGCACACGATTTCACTCTAAAGTAAGGTGGATCCGTTGCGATTAAATCAATGCAGTTATCAGGTAGTGCTTTTAATACAGAGAGTGCATCGTCGTTAAATAGTTGCATCAGAAGTCCTTTTCTACGCAATAAAAAAGCCAATGACCATTAAGCCACCAGCTTTATAAATTCTTTCTATTTTTTAGGCTGTACGCATATAGCTATTTCCTTGCTTTGCGACAACCCCTGCTATTTCAAACTGAGTTAATAGAAACTCACAATTTTCATTACTTAACCCAGTTTGATTTGAAATCGCTTGTACTGTTTGCCAATCATTTTTTGAGATTGTTTCAAGTACACAACTTGCCTGCGCTGTCATATCATACTGTTTTAACATGATATTTTATACCTTTGGTGAGTTATTGTGCATAACTACACATGTAACTCTGACCAAAGAGAACAGCAAGTCTTATTTTTTAAGAATAAAAAAGACCACTTTAGTGATCTTTAAAAATATTACTAATTGGTTGCAATAGTCTATTTATTACAAAGAGTTTTAACTGCTTGTGATGTAAGCCCTAATTTTCTTACATAAATATCAGAACCAGCACCGCTATCTGAGTGGGCCACCATTACAACTTCAAACATAGTGCCTTTCTCATTTATATCCATTTCAACCCATTCACCAATTCTTGGGTGGGTATTATAGCGCTTTGCTCCAAGCCCTTTAGGAAGGTCAGTGGATACATCTATCGTTATTAATTCGTACATCATGCCTCTCTTAGTCTTGTGTAAAACTGTGTATATGAACCACAATTATAGCACAATAAACCCCGCACAGATGGCAAGGTCTCATTCTATAAGTTAAGTGACAACGAATTCACTCTTATCACATTAGCACCCAAATTTCGTAACGAAAAGCATTTAACTATCAATTGTTATTTTATTTGTCCATTCATCCATTTCTAAAACTGCGCCAGCCATAATTAAACAAGCATCAATAAAGGTTTCAGCTATCATAAGTTTTTGTCTAATTTTACCCTCTGAACACTTCATATCCCTTGCGATTGCTGATTTTGAAATATTCTTTATATAATGTTTTTCTATCAAATCGTATTCATCTTTTCTTCCTACTTTTATTAATTGACCAACCGCTGAATCAATAATTATTCCATCATCATCACAGCAAGAAACGCGACTCTTATTTGTGCTTGGTAATAATCCTTTAAACCCTGCAGCTATTGGCGAGTAATCCACACTATTACCCTCATTTGCTGACCACGCACCCCAACGTGATAAAACTTCCTGCATATCTCTCATACAGACTTCTCCCAACCATTTGTTACCTTGTTGCCTATTAATTAATCAATTACACCTTTATCTCTCTTTCTCGTTTTAATTGCCTGACCTTCTCTCTGTATTTATCTCGTATCTGGATATAATCTTCGCGTCGCCAATTCGGAAGCTCATGAGGCCCTCGTAGCCAATCAACTAATTCTTGACCAAATTTTTCGATAAGTTTTTCCTCATACTTTTGACTTACACTGGCATTTTTATGCGTAAATCGCCCTGCTCCACCATTACATGATTTACATTGCTTATATGCATTACGTTCATCAAATCTCAGCTCAGGGTGTGAACCCACAGATAAGAAATGGCCACAATCCCATTGTCCTCCATGTAAATCTGGAGGATTAGTTTCACCACAACTAATACAAGGCTCATCATGATCTCTGAGCCTGATATATTGATTAAACGCAGTTTGAGCTTGTTTGATAAAATATGAGGTAGGTTTTACTGCTAACTTGCGGGCTTTGAGTTTGTCTCTTGCTTTGATTTCCTTTTCTCTTTGTACCTTTTTGAGTTTTACTAACGCTTTTTCTTTTTCCTTATTCCTTCGTTTTATTGCCAGTTCTGCGCCGTGTTCTGGGCAACACCACCAAATATTACTGTATTTGGGATGAAACCATTCTCTACATATTTTACAGCGCCGTCGCCTTAGCGACTTCATTATGTTTTCCTTTGATTTGTCCATCAGCAATTATTCCTCTTGATTTCTTTTCAAATTCATATATTCAGAATTGCTAGGAATGATGATCGGAATTACCTTCTCAATGCACCATTGTTCATGTTTCTCCATCATGTAAAGCATCCTTTCCTTATCCATCTTGCTGGTTTTTTCACGCTCACCGTTTTCATTGCGCCCTAACCAATGTCCAACGAAATATTCATGCGTTTCTTCATTAGTAATGGGCTTTGATAAAACGATTTCACCGAAGCCATTTTTAATATCGATAACAACGCCACGTGCACGTAACCACTCGCCTGTGGTTTCCATCCACATACGCCATGTTTTATTCATTGGTATGGTTCTTAAATCACGCCACTCGGTGATTTTGATGCGATAGCGTTTACCTGTTGTCACGATTTCGGAGAGCACTTTGAAAATACTGTTGAGATTGGATTTATGGAGACAGATATCATCTGTCACGAGGTCTCCTTTTTACTTTCATGAGTTAAAACGATTTTTCACAATACCTTTTAGGCTCTCGTTTCGGTTGAGCGCGATAAGCAGCCATATATTGATCAACTGGTGTAATACTCAATCCTTGTTGGTCAACATACACCGTGCCTGTTTTACCGTGTCGATTGAGCCTTAAAATCATCTCGGTCAGCGTTTCATCCGCATTATCGTGGTACACCGCATCACGATAAATGCCTAACCAATAATCACAATCTTGCTCGATTTGTCCTGTGTCTCTTGAATCACTTGGTACGGGACGTTTGTCAGCCCTGTTTTCTAATCCCCGATTCAGTTGTACAAGCAACACAACCACCGTATTGAGCTCTTTTGCCAATATTTTTAGCCCCTTAGTGATTTCACCATAGGCAATATCATTACGGTCAGCTTTTCCCGCTTGCATCAGAGTGAGGTAATCGACACCAATAAACCCAATATCACCGACTTTGCGTTTGATTTTCCGACTTTCAGAACGAATGTGTTGTAAGGACATGCCAGGTGTATCATCCACCCAAATATTGGGCTCATCTTTAAGGCGACCGATGGCACTGCAAAGCCTATCCCATTCATGCTCCTCTAACTTTTGGTAAAATTTATCTGAATTAATCTGGGTTTGTTGGGCTAGTGTCCGTTCAACAAGCTGTTTATCCGTCATTTCCATGCTGAACAGCAATACAGGCTTACCTTGTTGTGAGACATTTTTTGCCATTTCAGTGAGAACGGTTGTTTTTCCCATCTTTGGACGAGCACCAATCACGAACAGTGAGCCTATGACAATCTGTTTCGGGCTTAATAGACGGTCAAAATCTTTAAATCCCGTTTTTAATCCTCGATGTTTCTCTGGGTTATCTTGTCGATCACAAATGTCGGTAAAAACATCATCCAGCACATCATCAATTCGGCGTAACCCTGTTTTTCTCCCCATTTTTCCAAACGAAGTAGCTTCATCAAGCAAGCGTTGTGCTTGTTCAATTTTATCTGTAAAACCTAACTCACTTGGCGCCATCATGAGCTTTTGAATTTCAACCGTCTTTTCGATAACAAAACGCTGTGCGGAACACTCTCGGATTTTTTTCGCATAAGCCATAATGTTAGCAATACTCGGTGTTTCTCTTGCCATCTCAGCAAGATAGGCAAAACCACCTGATTGATTAATTCGGCCTTTTGACTCCAGACAATCCGTCACCGTCATGATGTCTATTGGCATACGTTGGGTATACATTTCTCGCAGGGTGAGATAAATAATTTGATGGTGTCGGGCATAAAAATCTTCAGGTTTTAGCAGTGAAAAAATTGATTGCGCATTATCACTTTGCGGGTCAAGCAGTAGTCCTCCAATAACATTTTGTTCCGCCATTAAATTATTCGGAACTTGGTTCATCACAGTGCTCCTTCCCTTGTTTTGAGTACCGTTTCAGGTCTGAGTAAATAATCAAAATTCGCTCGCCAACCCCGATTATTTTCGCCAAAATACCAAGCACTCGCCGTTTCCATAAAATAATCAAAATAATTTTTAGCTGATTCAACTGTGGGTTCTTTGAGCTCTTTCAGGAATTTGGATATTGCTCGTTTGCGTTTGTCATTCAGTGATTCGGCATTGGGTAATCTATCCCCTACCGATTCGTTGAAGGCTTGCATGATTTCCTGATAAGGAATTTTAGCTTGTCGATTAATTGAAATCTGCTTTGCAGGTTTCGAGTCGTCAGACGATAATTTTTTAGGGTTAATTGACTGGTTAAAAGACTGACTGGTTCTGGGTAAAATTTTTTGACTACCCCCTAGTCCAACAGTTTGACTACCGTGGTCAAATTCTTTGACTACCTCTGGTACAGAATTTTGACTAGGTGGTACTGTATTTTGACTACCGTCATCAAGAGATTTAGCCTCCAAATCTAAAATATATAAATTGGAAGTATGTCCCTTATCTGTTTTTCGCGTAACTTTACGAACAAACCCTTTTTTACATAAACTTTTAATGTGGTTTATCGCACTTTGACGGCTAATTTCGCAATGACGTGCAATAGTCTCATAAGAAGGAAAGCACTCACCTTTATCATTGGCATTATCAGCAAGTTTCAGTAGCACCATTTTTTGTGCTGTACTCCCCACCTGTAATTGCATGGCTTTTGCCATTAGAAGCATACTCATTTTCGCTCTCCTAATAACTTATCCCGATGTGCTTTCCTTAATTTTGCGTCTTTCAATGCTTCCTTTAAACGCTGACAACCCAGTGGGGTTATTTCTTGTAATAGCCTATTTCTCATGATGTTTTTATGCTCATCACAGCCATTAAATTCATGATTTATTCTTTGTCTCATGGTATAATTTCTCCATTCCAAAGCTGTATCAAAAAAGGGAAACTGAAGTTTCCCCTTGTGATAAAAACTGGATATTGATACAGTATATTTGTACGTTAAATGGTGAATTCCATTGAACAACACGCCTCGTTTGTTGCCGCAATCGAGGCGTTTTCTTTTATTTTCATTTGAGAAAGTTCACCCATTTGTTTCCACAAAAATCGGTACTCTTCTTCTGAGATTTTTCGTTCTCCTTCCATCACAAAATCAATAATTCCCGATGCGACAAGCGTTTCGCATATTTCAGGATATTTTTCAGTTCGACGTAGGATTGTTGAATCATGAACACCTAACGTTCTAGCCACGGCAGACTGAGTTTTATTTCTCAATGCTTGTAATGCTGACGCTATTAGGTGATTAGAGATAAATTGATTGAATTGTTTGCGTGTATTTGCGCATTCCATTGTTTAAAGTCCTTATGAGTTAACTAAGGGACAATAATGATCCGTGGCTCATTCCGTATGAGTTGATATTGAGGGAAGAGTTGTCGCTTTATCAGCGACTCCGTAGCAGTCAAGAACCCTGCGATTGTTAAAGAACGTGGTGAAATCAAGCAACTTTAGGTGGAAACAAGTCATCAATTGTGACTTTCACACCTTTTTTATTAAAGAAATCAACGAGCTTTCTACAAACATCTAAGTCAGCCTTACGTCTACCGTTTTCATAATGACTGACATTTCCTTTTGTACATCCAAGCTCTTTTGCTAAGTCGTTTTGGGTGATTCCCAATTTTTTTCTATAGCGACTTATGTTGTTCATCAGAACCTCCTTATTACAATGATGTTAGTATACATAAAGTATCTTATAACTCAACATGAAAGTATACATTTTGTGTGTCCACATGTTTGTATACATAACGTATAATGCTGGTATGAAAATGAAATGGTACGAACTAGCCAAATCCTTAATGAAGGAAAAAGGCATTACTTATGATGATTTAGCTGAGCGCTTTTCGGTTTCGAAAGGTGCAGTTGGTCATTGGATGACCGGCAAAAGAGAGCCATCCCTGCATGATATAGCGGGAATACTGGCGTTTGTTGGCGTGAATAATGCAGTTATTAATTCAGATGGTTCGATTAGCATCGAAAAAGAAGATATTAATCATCAACCACCAATTTACCAGTACCCTCTATTCACAAAAGTACAGGCTGGTGCTTTCTCAACAGAATTTAACTCATATACTCAGAAAGATGCTGTGTCGTGGATACCGACAGCTAAGAAAGCCAGTGAGCGCGCTTTTTGGTTAGAGGTTGAAGGCCAATCAATGACAGCACCACCAGGAGGGAAACCAAGCTTTCCTGAAGGAATGCTTATCTTGGTTGATCCTGATGAAGAGGTGGAGTTTGGAGATTTCTGTGTCGCTCGCTTGCTGAATGATGAGTTCACATTCAAGCGATTTATTAGAGAAGGTGGAATATCATATTTAGAGCCGTTAAACCCACGCTATGACCTGATCCCTATTAACGGGAACTGCACAATCATAGGTAAGGTAATCAAGTCACAATGGCCTGACGACACGTTTTAATACAATAAGGTATTAGTTATATTTATTTTTCTACACGCCAAATGGGATCTGGTTTATACACAAAGGAATATAATATGGAAAAAGATACTGGTGTCCATGATACTATTGATGATACTGATGTTTATGTGTACATAGGGGACATAACAAGGGCTGGATACAACAAATTATCAACAGAAATTGAAAATAGAATAACTGCCAATAAAAAGCGTGAACATGTAATTTTATGTATTTCTACTTATGGCGGCGATCCTGATGCAGGATATAGAATTGGTAGAGCTCTGCAACATTATTATACTGGAAATGTATCAGTTCTTGTGCCAAGCTTATGTAAGAGCGCAGGAACATTAGCTGTTATTTCTGCTGATAACCTAATTATTGGTGACCGAGGTGAATTAGGACCTCTTGATATACAGCTAAGAAAAGCTGATGAAATGGGAGAGTCTAGCTCAACTCTTGATATCTTTAAAGCTGTAGATCAATTAGAATCACGCACTTTATCGGCCTTTAGGCAATATCTCACTGATATAAAATATGGCAGAGGAATTAGCACTAGACTATCAGCAGACATAGCATCAGAATTAGTTAGTAATTTATACCAGCCAATAGCTAGCCAAATTGATCCACATAAAATTGGTGAACATCAAAGAGCTATGGGAATTGCATTATCTTACGGTGAGCGATTAACAAAAAAATCTAATAACCTAAAAGAAGGATCACTAACTAAATTAATAGTTAACTATCCATCACATGGATTTGTAATAGATAGAAGTGAGGCCAAAGATCTTTTCAATAATGTAAACTGTCCTGATGGATTGTCAGCCAATGTTTATAATATGATTAGCCAATGGATCATAAAAGACCCAAATATAATTGGTGGCACACCTTTCGTATCAGATTTTGAAAGTTTTCTAAAAAGAACTGCTGACGAAACACCAAAAACCGAGAATCAAGAAAATGACAACAGAAATAATGACATTGAATCAGACGCTGTCGAGAGCGAACCAACCGGAGATAGATCTGGTGAAAATAGTGAGCACTCAGAACAAGGAAATGAATCAGGAACTGAAGAAAGCCGAAAACCGAGAAGTAAAAGAAAAACTTCATGAAAGTCATAGGCATTATTATCTGTAAAAAAATAAAATAAATATCCCCTTGCATAGCCGAGGGTTTTCTATATACAAATACAATAAAAAGCCCTCTCCACGAGGGCTTTTTTGTGCCCTATCCCCTCCAAAGAAGTGATCTGCATTCCAATCTGAGATTTTTTTGAAAATAAATTATCTGAAAATACAGATAGTTGACTCATTTATTGTAAAAATGTCTACATTTAGTATTTACATGCGTCTACTTATCGTATACATTTAATCACATCAACGGAACACAGCACGTTGATGTTCTTTAACAACGATGATGGCGAGCTGTGTATTAGCTATCAGAACGGTGGCGCTGATAAAGCGTCAACCTTCTCAGAAGGTTTTAATGAGCGCAGGGTGTTCACTCACACCAGAGAGTCCCGCCCCGACATGGGGACTATTCCATGTATAAGCAGAAATAATATAGGGTTTCGATCCTTGCGCTCACTAAAGCCAACTGTTTGGAGGATATATGGCAACTATTACAGTTAAAAAGTCACGCAAGCCTGAGTTTTTACGTGGAGCATCTGCAAATAGACGTCACGCCAGACGGAAAGCAGAAGCTATTGCAAAAAAGAATATTGAATTGAAATTAGAATCAGTATTCCCTCAAGAGAAAAGACTTACATCAGTAGAAAAAACACTGTCATTAAGTCACATACCAGTTACTAGAAATATTGAACCTAAATTCAAACCATCGGTAGATAACTGCTGCTTACCTAATGTAGCAGTATATTCAGGAGTTAAAACAAAACAGCCGAGCAGTAAGTTCGGGGTTACGGCGAGATAGGATTAAACATGATTAACTTAAAAATGTATGAATATCTAAGAAACGATGGAACAAGAATTTTCTTTAAGACAGAAAGTATTTCTTCAATAAAGGAAGATACCTGGTCAGATGGGAAACCAATCACTAAATTAACTCTAAATTGCGGAACAACCATTATGGAATTAGTTCCGCTAGAAGAGTTTTTAAAAATGCATCACATAAAGATAGAGAAATTAAAGTCTTAGATTGTACTTTTTAGCAAAACCCCCATCGGAGGTGGAGTCTCTTTTTTGTATTGCTTCTCAGCAACCTCTAAACACTCAGGGTAAAGCGATTCAATTTCAGCCATAAGTTGCTCAGGGGTTTTAATAGAATCCTGTTTAGCAGCTAAAGCTAGCGCCATATCAAAAGCAACTCGTTTAACAGGGTTGTCATCAGAGATAACTCTATTACTCATTAATTCAATCCTTTTAATTATGTTGGGGTGATTGAATTATACACAGATTTCTTATGTTGGGGAATGTAAGAACCACCTCGCCTGATGTGGTTAAAAGCAGGCACAGTTAACTAATTACAGTCCATTCTGCGGGCTGTGGTGAGTTGATTAATAGATAGGAGATAGAGATGGAAATATGGTTTAAGGAGTTTGAGTCACACGGGCGTCAGATTCTAATCAAGAAAGCTCATAACGCCGATGAGTCAAAAATCGGGATGCAATATTGCTGGCCAGAGAAACTTTTCGAGGTCGATTTTGGATTATGGATAGATTACGACGACGATGATGAGGAAGGCTGTAATAAAGCGGAAGAAGCACGCAACAAGCTATTCGACACCATCGATCAGGAAGCAGTAGATACCACAGTGAGTAACTTAATTCAAAAACTCAAGCTTGATAATTAGCATCGTGTTTAGTTAATAACGGAGGGAGTATGACATCCCTCGTTCAGCAGTAACCCACCCTATATTTAGATATATAAACAAGACATTTCGTAATTAATTATATTCATTAAAAGGAAATAAAAATGATGAAACAAAAAACCAGTGTCGTTATTAACGTAAAATTAACTTTAGAACATGGAATTAAATCACCACATGTTGAAGTAAAAACAAAAATATACGTTCATGAAGAAACTCCAGAATTAGAATTATTACTAAATAACTTCTCAGATAATTTAGTTGGAGAAAATTCAATTAAATCATCATTTGAAAAAGCGATTATAAATACATTACTCAATAAAAAAACACACTAATAAAATTCAAATCATTAAAAATAAATTAATACACCTTCACTTCGCCAACACCAGATAACCGCCTTATCTCTCATCTAACGGGGTCACCATGAAAACTAACTATTACAGCGCTATGCGTGACGGCATGGTGGTGCGTATCACTACGCCTCAAGCACGTAAAAATAAACGTACAAGCCCATGGTTATTCAGTTTAGCTGTGGTCATTGTAACAACCGTTGGCGTAATACCGACATTTGTAAGTTGAGGTGATTATGCAAATTTCATACAGCTACTCGAACGGAACTCGGGTAGTAGACGGCAAAACAGTCATGGAATTTGACGAAAGTAGCAAACTCAGTATTGAGACAGGAAGTTTCACTGAGTTGGCTAAATTGACGGAAATAGACTCAGCTGAGGCAATGGAATATGTACTCGATTGTGACGATGAATCGCTTGAAAGGATTATCAATGCGATAGGCAAGGAAGTCTTTATTAACAGGATATTGCGAGTTTCTAAGCTAAGGAGGGTTGCGTGATTACCAACACCTACGGACTCAGAAACGACTGGTGCGAACGCCAAATGGAACGAGAAGCGTTTGTTAATTCTCAGGAAGAGAAAATATCAGTTGATGAGGTTATGGATAGCCTACCAGAAGAACTACTGTGCATGGATTTAGCAAGGAAGTTAAATCCTGTATTTGAAATTAGTCCCCAAGCACTGGATGCGGTTTTAGCCGGAATTAGAACAGCTATTCAGATCGGGATAGATAAAGAGGTTTTAGGATGAAGCCCGGTATCTATTACGACATTTCAAATGAGGACTATCACCATGGATTAGGGATCAGTAAATCTCAGTTGGATTTAATAAGCGAAATGCCAGCCGAATATATTTGGAGCAAGGAAGCTCCTGTTGATGAAGAAAAAATAAAGGCATTGGATTTCGGGACTGCTATCCATTGTCTTTTGTTAGAACCCGATGAATACAGTAAGCGATACAAGATAGGCCCTGATGTAAATCGTAGAACAAACGCAGGGAAGCAAGAGGAAAAGGAATTTCTCGAAATGTGTGAAAAGGAAGGTATCACACCTATTACTCATGACGATAACAGGAAGTTAATGCTCATGAGAAATAGTGCAATGGCGCACCCTATCGCAAGATGGTGCTTAGAAGCTAACGGAGTAGCTGAAAGTAGCATTTATTGGAATGATGAAGATACGGATATTCTTTGTCGTTGCAGGCCAGATAAACTCATTCAAGAGCACCACTGGATTATTGATGTAAAAAGCTCTGCCGATATTCAGCGATTCGATCGCTCCATGTACGAATATCGTTACCACGTACAGGACTCTTTTTATTCAGATGGATATAAATCATTAACAGGCGAAGCTCCTGTCTTTGTCTTTCTTGTTGTAAGCACGACTATCGACTGCGGTAGATACCCCGTTAGAGTTTTCAATTTAGACCAACAAGCAAAAGATATTGGTCGGACAACCTACAAACAAAATTTAAGAACGTATGCAGAATGCCTAAAAACGGACGAATGGGCAGGCATACGCACATTATCACTGCCCTACTGGGCTAAGGAATTAAGGGATGAGTAACCCACCATTAGCTCAAGCTGACTTGCAAAAAACACAAGGTACAAAGGTAAAAGAAAAAACCAAAGATCAGTTGTTGGTTGAGTGTATCAATAAACCAAGTATGAAAGCTCAGCTAGCAGCCGCCCTTCCTCGTCATATGACGCCGGATAGAATGATCCGAATAGTGTCAACGGAAATCAGAAAAACACCAGAATTAGCCAACTGTGATATGCAAAGTTTTATCGGAGCTGTTGTGCAGTGTTCACAATTGGGATTGGAGCCGGGTAACGCACTTGGTCATGCATACCTGCTCCCGTTTGGAAATGGAAAATCCAAGTCAGGACAATCAAATGTGCAGTTAATTATTGGTTATCGAGGAATGATTGATCTAGCCCGTCGCTCAAATCAAATAATCAGCATTTCAGCCAGAACGGTAAGGCAAGGCGATAGTTTCCACTTTGAGTATGGACTGAATGAAAACTTAACGCACGTGCCGGGTGAAAATGAGGACTCACCAATTACACACGTTTACGCTGTCGCAAGGCTGAAAGATGGCGGTGTCCAGTTTGAAGTTATGACGCATAACCAAATTGAGAAAGTCAGAGCATCAAGCAAGGCTGGTCAAAATGGGCCTTGGGTTTCTCACTGGGAAGAAATGGCGAAGAAAACCGTTATCCGTCGTCTTTTTAAATACCTGCCTGTTTCTATCGAAATGCAGAAGGCGGTAATTCTTGATGAAAAAGCAGAGGCTAATGTCGATCAGGAAAACGCCTCAGTATTTGAAGGTGAGTTTGAGGAGGTAGGTACTGATGGCAATTAACACAATAACAGTAAGTGGAAACTTAGGCAAAGATTGCGAACAGCGATGGACGCGAAATGGTAAAGCGGTTGCATCTTTTAGCTTGCCAGTGAAACAAGGTTACGGAGAACACGAAAAAGTATCTTGGGTTATCTGCAAGATGTTTGGTTCTAAAGCTGAAAAGCTACCTCCGCACCTAACCAAAGGAATAAAGGTTATGGTAACTGGTGAGTTCGTCATGGAAGAATGGACAAGCCAGAACGGTGAGAAAAAATCAGCGCCAGTAATTATCGTTGATCAATTAGATTTTGGCGGTAACAGTGGCAATCAGGCAGGAAGCCAGAAGTCACAGTCTCAAGGATGGGGACAACCACAGCAACCGCAAGCACAGAGTAGTCAGCCACCAATGGATTTCGATGACTCTGATATCCCGTTTTGACCACCCTACCCGTTTAACCAAAGAATATAACCATTACTCAGTGCAAGGATGCAAACAGGAGATAGATATGACAGATAAACTCAAAGAAGAAAATGAAAAGTTGAAAGAAGTGCTTTTTGCTGGCGCTTTCTTAATGGCTAAAGCGGTTCATAAATATGATTTCGGCGTTGGAATGGAAGAGCAAGCCACCGACTTTATGAAGGACGCAGAGGAACTTACAGGTAATAAGCTACCAAAGTTCGCATGATAATTTAACTCGCAGGGATGCAATGAAGAGGAATGAATATGAAAGACAGAATCAAGTTTAACGATGTAATGCTAAAGGCTGTCATAGATGGCAGAAAAACGCAGACACGCAGGCCGATTAAACCACAACCAAAAGTAACCGAAGATGGGTTACGCTATCTTAGCGCATGGCAAGGTGGTTACACACTATCAGAGCAAGTATGCGCAGCATGGCGGCATGGATTTGTTGATGTTGATTGCCCGTATGGTGAGATTGGCGACATTATCAACATTGCAAACAAGGACGGTAATATCAAAGGGAAAATTGAAATTACTGATATTTGGTTGCAGCAAGTAAATGATATCAGCGAAAGCGATGCCAAAGCCGAAGGGCTCGATAGGAAATTGAACTCATGCACGTCTGAATTCGCCGCTGTATGGATTAGCATATACGGAATTGATAGCTGGATGAATAAAGATTGGGTATGGGTTATTGAGTTTCACTATATAAAAAAGTAAAGTCATGACAACGTAATCCTGAAAAATATTTATCAATATCATGGAAAATAAACATATAAAATCTTATCGAAAACTATTTTCACATACGCCTTATATGCGAAAAAAGATCGACCTACTTGCCGATGAAAATTATAGAAACAAGGAGTACAATTTTTATTTTATATCATCAGCATCCTTATCAATAATTTCAGCAACTTTTTTTATAGGAATGCTAAGTTTTAATTTTAAATCGGCTGGAGTAATTGAGTTAATAGAAATATATTTATCAATATTTTCATTTTCCATGTCTCTTTCATTAAATTCATTTTTTCTTTTCTCATTATTTATATCATCTAGTAATGAGCTTGATAAAGTAGAAACAATAATAATTTTCAAGTATAGAATTTTTGGTATGTTTAAATTTCTATCATTTACATTTCCGTTTATTGGAATGTTTTTTCTAATATCATATTTCAGTTTTTTAATTGCCTTTTTCTCATTGATAAGTTTTTTTGTTATGAATTATTGTTATGATAAATTAACAAAGAAGGCAAAAAGAAGAGCTAATGAAATTTAAAAACCATCACCCTGCACTAGCAGGGTTTTTTATACCTAAAATTCAGAGTAACAATTCATGCAATTAATTGAATATGTATTACTCATGCTAATACAGGGTTCTACTGTACCTGTAACGGAAGATATATACACGCAATCGGAATACAATAAACGTGCTGAATATTTAATGTCAGTAAGGAATGTTAAAGTTGTTTGTGGAGAGGTATGGAATGAAAGATAAATATTATGCTAGCTTAGAAAATTACAAAGATTGTATTGAGATTGAACCTACAACAAAAGATTGCTTTGTTTTAAATACTCCATCTTGGAATATAGATGTGTCAAAACAAGACTTAATTGACATCAGAAATACTATTAATGAAATACTATTAATGAAATACTAGGAGATGATAATGAATAAATACACCGAACTCTCTGACTTCGAGATTAATAAAAAGGTCTATGAATTGATATTCATTAGCGATGAGTACGAAGTGGAATCCAGCCTATTCGGGCATGTAACTGTCAATGATGAAATATACGACCCATGCAATAACCCATCAGACGCAATGCCGATTATTATTGAAAATAAAATAGGGTTATCACCAATGTACCATTCTAATAAATGGACAGCTGACTGCCTTGATTATGGCTTCATGTCAGTAAATAAAAACCCATACCGTGGCGCTATGGAAGTTTTTTTAATGATGAAGGATACGGAGAATAATCAATGAAACGAATTACATTATCAGAATGGAATAATAAATATTTCGCTAACCCTAGAAGTCAACGGCAATTATCTCGCTATATAAAGGAAGGTAGGTTATACCCTGCTCCAGAAAAGGTTGGTAGAGAATATGAGTTAGAGCCGTGGACAATTCTAACAAATGACAAAATGGTAAGGGAACCGCAATATTTAATGGAGAAAATTAATGGGCAGAAGCAGAAGTGCAAAGAACAAGGGTTTACCGCCTAACTTGTATTTGCGTAAAGGGATTTACTATTACAGGGATGTAAGAACTAAAAAGGAATTTTCTGTTGGCTCAAACAAATCATTAGCAATAACCGAAGCCATACAAGCCAATTTGGCTATTTATAAACCTAAAGAGTCATTAGTTGACAGAATTAATAATGTTCACTGTGTAACATTGCATGAGTGGCTTGATACTTATAGGGAGAAAGTAAACAACAGGGGGTTAAAAGAGAAGACGCTCTACGATTACGAATCAAGAATAAAGTTAATCAAATTACACTTTAATGACTGTCCAATTGAGAATGTAACACCAAGAGATGTAGCCACATTTATTTCAGAGTACCCTAAAAAGGCAATGGCAAAATTACTAAGGTCCACTATGCTAGATGCCTTTAATGAAGCTATTGCGGATGGTGTGATAAAGGAAAATCCCGTTTCCGTGACAAAGCCACCAAAAACAAGTGTTCAGCGATCAAGGTTATCACTAGAAGAGTTTAAATACGCCTTGGAGCACACAAATGACAAATATAGGCATATGTTCCTATTGGCGATACTTACAGCTCAACGTATTAGCGATATTATCAATATGAAGTGGGATGATATAAAAAATGATAGGCTGTATGTCACTCAAATAAAAACAGGTTCTAAAGTAGCAATACCACTCTCATTAAGACTGGAGTCTATTAGTTATTCTATTAAAGATGTTTTAAATCTCATGAATAGGAGCTCAGATAAAATCTGTGGCAATACCACAGCAAAAACATTAAGAGGTAAGTTTATCGAAGCCCTACCTGAGTATTTAGAGAATAAACCAACATTTCATGAAATTAGAAGTTTATCTGCAAGATTATATGAAGAAGAAAAAAGTGCTGAGTTTGCAAAGAAAATACTTGGCCACAAATCTATGAGAATGACAGATAAATACCTTGATGATAGAGGTAATGGCTACGTTGAATTGTGA